GCAAAATGTGCCATAATGTTTCTCCTTATATATTAATTTTAAAGTTCAGTAAATACATATTAATTTTGAAATTTATATCTAATAATAACAATTCCTGAGCCACCCGTTCCACCCACTCCTGGAACACCACCCCCACCACCACCTCCAGTGTTAGCAGCACCACAAGCACCTTGATTTCCTCCACCACCTGTTCCACCCACTCCAGTGCTACCTGAGGTAGGTCTACCTGGAGAATTTGTACCTGCACCACCACCAGCAAAATATTTTGTACTTGAAACTGGACCAGGAGTTCCATTAGTTCCAGCAAAACCTGCCTCAATTACAAAACTTCCTATTCCACCGTCACCTGCACAATATGGTGTTGGATTTGGTGGACTTCCTGTGTTTCCTCCAGAAGCACCAGCTCCTCCCCCTCCATTACCACTTGGAGAAGAATTTCCTCCACCAGGATTACCTTGAGGTGGAGTTACAGGAGGTGTATTACCTACACCTTGTCTACAAGTTCCTTGATGGCCACCACCGCCAGATCCACCATTTCCACCAAAACCTGGAGAAGTAGGGGCATCTTGATTTCCAGAACCTTGACCCCCTCCTGCACTTGTAATTGTTGTTGAGCCTGCATAGATTGAATTTGAACCTGCTGATCCAGGAGATTGACTAGGACCTCCTGCTCCCCCTGCACCTACGGTTACAGGAAAAGAGCCCGCTGCAACAGGTAAAGCTGCAACACATCCACTTAAAGGTGACATAAGAGGATTTGGACTACCATAACCATTTGATACTCTAAATCCTCCAGCTCCACCTCCGGATGCTCCGTTTGGAGTAGCGGTGCTACTACCTCCACCACCACCGCCAGCCACTACTAAATAATCTACTGTATTTGATCCACAGGCATTACCTGCATCAGATACACTAAATGTTCCTGGACTTGTGAATGTGTGAATTTTAAAATCTCCTGAACAAGTAACTGTTCCTCCTGTTGCTGTAACATATTGTGCTGTAGCCGCCTGTGATTGGTTTCCATCATCAGTTACAATCCAACCTTTTGTAGAATCCACAAAAATTAATGTTACTGCTAAACCGCTTGTCTGTAATCTTGCATTTACGGTTGAACCACCAATTTTGTCAGAACCATTTTGAATTAATACTACATTATTATTACTAAAATTTTTTGCATAATCTGCAATAGCAACTACAGCTCCTGCTGTTCCGGCCGGTAATGATACATCTATTTCACCACTAGATGTGTCTACAAAATATCCCTCACCAGCTACTGCTGTAAAATCTCCTGTTTTAACTGTTGTTGTCCATGATGCAGAACCTGTTGCACCAAAGTTTGTTGCTGTACCTTGGTTATTAATTGTTGCACCAGCAGGGATAGTAAATGTATCTCCACTATCACCTAGGGTTACTGTTGTTCCCGATCTTGGACTAATTTTATTTACTTTTATTTCACTCATAATTTACCTATTGAAACTTATACCTTATTACTACTATACCAGATCCACCAGCACCACCATTACTAGGCCCACCTTGACCTTGACCACCTCCTCCACCACCAGTGTTTGCTGTCCCAGCTGTTCCGGTGCTACCATCGTTTGAACCAGCACCTCCACCACCATCTCCTCCAGGGACAGGAGGTTGACTTGGATTTCTTCCACCACCGCCACCACCTGCTCTAGTTACATTAACTCCTGTTATTATAGATGGTACACCATCACCACCAGTTGCAGGAGGACTATCAGCTCCTCCAGCTTCGGCAGCTCCACCTCCACCACCCATAGCAGCAGAACTACAAGGAGTTCCACCTGGATTTCCTTGTGGGGGAGTTACAGGAGGTGTATTGCCAGCCGCACCTGATCCACCAGGTGTTGCCGCTCCACCGCCAGATCCTCCAGAGTTTCCTGGGGTTGTATTCCAACCACCGCCACCACCACCTCCAGCTGATGTTATTGTTGAAAATGTTGAAGGGCTACCACTATTACCTGCATTTCTATAATTACCTTGTTCTGCCCCACCAGCCCCAACTGTTATTGGAAAAGCTGTTGCTGTAATTGTTACTGCATTTGTTGGTGCATTCGCTACTAAAGGAGATGCTGTATAATTATCTATAGTAGCATTTCTACCTTCTCTATATCCACCGGCTCCACCACCTCCGCCGTGACATCCACCACATCCACCACTGGCACCACCCGCTACAACCATATAAGCTACAGTATTTTCTGCTGACACACTTGAAACTTGAGACACGCAAAAAGTTCCAGGACCTGTGAAGGTATGGACTTTAAAATCTCCTGTTGTTGTAACAGTTCCACCTGTCGCTATTATATTGGATCTTCCTGCTTGAGAGTTTTGAGTTTCTTGAACATTAATCCAACCTTCAGTGGCATCAACAAAAACAAAAGTTGCTGATTGACCATCGACATTTAATTGTGCGTCTGCCGCTATTCCACCAATTTTATTAGATCCATTTGGTGATATTGTTAATTTATTTGTTCCAAAAGTTCTTGTATAATCTGCAAAAGCAACTATCGCTCCAGCAGAACCTGCGGGTAAATTTACAGTCACAGCTCCACTTGATGTGTCTACAAAATAACCCTCACCGCTCGCTGCAGTAAAAGTGGATGTTTTAATTGATCCTGTTTGCCAATTAACTGAACCCTCTCTACCAAAACCTGTTTGTGTTGAACCAGATGCTAAAGCAACTGTGCCACCACATCTACCTATTGTAACTGTTGAACCACAAACAACAACTGTATTACCAGCTCCTGATCCGACCGTTGTTGTTGATCCACATTTTTTGATGATGTTTGAATCATCTGAAACTTTGTTTATATTATCTACTTTTATTTTACTTGTCATAATTATTGAATTTTATACCTTATTATTACCACTCCTGATCCTCCAGCTCCTGAAGCTGTTGAATAACCTTGTCCAGCTCCACCGCCGCCAGTGTTGTCTGTTCCATTTTTTGTTGGTGCTGATGCCGAAACAGGATTTCCTGTTCCTCCACCACCTGTTCCTCCTGCACCGGGACTAGAAGCTCCACCTCCACCGCCAGCGTAAGCTGTAGGAGTTCCAGTAATAGAAGTTGTTGCTCCAGCACCGCCTGTTCCACCACCAACACCAGGGTTTGCATCTTGACCTGCTACAGTTGCACCACCACCTCCTCCTTGAGAGTTAAAAGTAGGTCCAACGTGTTTACCTCTACCACCATTGGTTCCTTGAGCCGGACTCACAGGTGGTGTATTTCCTGTTCCACCTACAAATGATGTTCCACCGCCTGGAGAGCACCAAGATCCACCACCTCCAGCGCCACCGGGTCCTCCTTCTCCAATAGTATTAGGATGACTTGGAACTGAACTGCCACCTCTACCACCACCAGCTGACGATATTGTTGAAAAAGTTGAAACGTTACCAGGATTAGATACAACTGCTGATCCAGATCCTGATCCTGTAACAGGTGATCCACCTGCACCAACCGTTATTGGAAAGGCTGTTGCTGTTACTGTAATTCTGTTTGGTGCACCCGGATAACCATCTAGTGGACTTGCTGTATAAGGAGTAGTTGGAGATTTAACTTCTCTAAAACCACCGGCTCCTCCACCTCCACCATAATCTGTTCCTCCAGCTCCACCACCACCTACAACCAAATGTGAAACTACATTATTAGCTGCACAAAGAGCCGCTGTAGAAACTGTGAAAGTTCCAGGTCCTGTAAACGTATGAATTCTGTCATTTCCTGAACAAGTAACTGTTCCACCTGTTGCTTCTATAAAAGCATTACCTCTTGCATTTGATGTTGAATCTTGAACATTAATCCAACCTTGTGTTGAATCTGCAAATACAAAAGTTACTGATTGACCTTCAGTATTTAAAACTACATTTGCATTTATTCCACCAATTTTATCTGTTCCGTTTGGTGATACAGTTAGATTACCTGTTTGCCAAGTTCCTGCATAATCTGCAAAAGAAACTATAGCTCCTGCGACACCTGCAGGTAAGTTAGCTGTAAAACCACCTGATGTTGTGTTACAAAAAAATCCATCTCCAGATA